CATTATTTACTGCTGTATTAATTAATTGACCAGTTATAACTATATTAGCACCAGCTGCTATAGTTACATTACCAATATTTGAATTTAATGCTGTTAAAGTTGAAATTGCAAAAACATTTCCATCACCTGTAAGAACTGCACCATGACCTATGTTCCATGCGCCGCTTGACCATTCATCTGCGTTCCAATAACCACCAAAATCTATTTGTGATTCTAAAGATTGACCAGTAACATTAGCAAGAACATCTGGATCTGTATTCCATTCTCCGCTATTCCAAGTGCTTCTACTCCAACCTACTTGTGCTGTTGGCATAGGAGTTTACCTTCCTATGCTATACGAATTAGTCCGTTAGTAGCATCAGCGTTAGGAAACTGTAATTCGAAAGTTCCGTTTGTAGATGTCTTAACACCGCCAAAATCTAAAACTGCTATTGAAGCATTACTTAAACTATTATTATAAATTAAAGCAGCTTGTGCAGAAATAGTTGCGTTAGCAAATGTAACGTTATCAGCATCAAATATTGCTGTAGTTCCATCAACACTAATTGCAACGTTAGTTAGTGTAGCTCCACCAGTTGTATAATTAGTTCCAACATTTGAAATTTCATTACTTGTAGTGTATGCTGTAGTGTTTTGATCTAATGTAGCAGAATTTGAATATAAAGCACACTTTAGTGTAGCTGCTGCTAAATTAGATCCGGGTTTCATTAAGTCTTCCTTAAATGTAACCGTGATAGCTTGTGTAATCGGCATTTTTTATTGTCCTCCAGTTAAAGTGTTTTCTCCAAGTGGACTACCAGGAAATTTAAAGTCCGTTCTTCTTCTTCTACGAGCTTCATTATTAATAGCAGTCACACTCTCAACATATTTTTTGTTGTAAATATTATAATCTTCCATGTTCTTTGTAAAGATATTTGCTTCAGATAAACAACCATATAAAAGAGCATCTGGAGTATTAGTGGTATAGTAATTAGTGGTATTATTATTAGATAATGGATTAATTCTTCCTTGATATCCTAATTGAATACTATAAGCTTGATCAGGTGTAGGAGCTAAATATAATGTATTATCATCAAAATTAGCAAAATATCTAGGTTGACCTGTAATACTTACATTAGGCCAATATTCTTGAATAAACTCTAAAGGTTTAATTTCTAAAAAAGAAACGTTACCATTTACTGTTAAATTTACATAATTAATAAGCATGGGTTCAATAGCTGATGGTAAAGTTACAAATCTATCTCCTGAAAAAACTGATGAACTAACATTTAAATTAAATCCTACTGGATCAATATCTCTTGATAATCTAAACTCGGTATTACCTATAAATGTATCTAATTGAGCTATAAAATCGGTTCCGTTATTTTCAGCCCAAAGTTGTATATCACTCTTTAGGCTTGAGTATGTCATTGGCATTTTTTTCTTCTCCTGGTATTACACCAAACTTAGACCACGCATATCCTTTAAATGCATAAGTTCCCCAATGAGTAAGAGGACTTAATAAATCAGCGTGTATTTTACCGCCAATTTTTTGCCACATTCTACAAAAAGCATAGTCTTCACTTAGATATCTATTACTTTTCTCATCAATAATACAGTCAAAAAATGCGTAAGTGTTTTTAGAACTAAATCTTTCAGTATTTATAATTTGATCGCTAGTATATTTAAGATTAGGATAAGCTTTTATCATTTTATAAAAAACTTCTTTTTTAATACACATAAAACCAGTTGCAGCATCTAATACTTCAACAAATCCTCTTTTCATTTGTATATTTTTAGGATTTGTAAAATTTAAATTATATCCTAAAGCTTTTTGCTCTATATTTTCAAAATCTCCTTTTTTAGCGAGTTCTTTAACATAATTCCAGTCTACAGATTTTCTAGGATAAATACTACAAGCTATATCGTGACCTGAATCTAATAATCTCCATATGTTTTTGCCTTCAAAACCAATATCTGCATCAATAAACATTAAATGTGTAAATCTATCATGCGGATCAGATTCACATAAATCTAAAAATTGAGCAACTAAAGTATTTCTAGCTCGTGTAATTAAACTTTCATTTCCCATAGTATTTAATACCATGTGAAAATCATTTTTAACTGCTATTGATTGAGTTTGAAGAATTCCATGAAGATAACCTTCACCTAACATTCCACCGTAACAAGGAGTTGCAATTACTACTCCATATTTTTTCTTTTTAAATTCATCGCTCATGGAGTGTTAACAATAACACTTCCTAGAGATGTTGTTAACAAATTTGTTGTAGCTTGAGCAACTCCTACAGCTAATACAGCTCCTGATGTATTAGGATATGTAACTTGTATTTGATCTGGAACACCACCAATAAGTGAATTTGGAACATTTAAACGTGCGTTTTCTAAAGTTTCAGCATCAGTAAAATAAGTTAAATCAAGTTGTGGATGTTTTGGTTCATATTCCGATATATGTACAAATAAACCATTCCATTCAAATAACATTTCATTATGAGGAAATTCTAATCCACTTCTATCTGATATACTTCTTCCATATTTACCACTTGCAAATTTAGTATAAGGTGCTCTATGTGGTTTTTTAGTTCTTTCTCTATTTGAATTTGCACCAGCCATTATAACGACCTTCCATAACCTGGTACTATTCTTGTTGAAGGTGTAGAGTCAGCAGCTTGTGCTCTTGAAAATGCTTCTTCATAATCTAATTTTAACTCAGCTCTTATATCACCAGTTATTCCTGGTCTTTTTTTACTTAAAAAATAAGCAAGACCTGAACACATTGCTTCTATCCAACGAGAAGGTACATCTACGTTTTGATCTACTCCTCCAACAGTGTTTGCTGTAACATCTTCTATTCTTCTAATTCTCCAATATCTCATTACATCTGTAGAATTTATAGGTGTTGGATATAAAAATAAAACTGGTGTAGATAATCTTTGTAAAAAATATTGAGTAGGTAAAGACTGAGTTGATTTAACACCGATAGATTCATAATCACCTAAAGCTAAACGTGTCATAAAATAATCAGTATCTGTTCCACCTTCATTTCTACGAATACTTGCTTCTACAATATCAATAGTGTCAGCAGGAAGTGTGTATTGACTAGTTCCTTGTACTAAAGATAAAGTTTCTAATTCTACAGTCCATTGATTATAACCACGATTAGCCCAATCTGTGAACATTATATTTAAACTTCTTCTAGCGGATCGAACATCATAACCTAGTATTGGATCACCTCCAATACGATCATATGCTTCCTGAATAACATCAGTTACATTTAAATTAAATGTTGCTGTACCTGATAGTGCCATAAAGACCTACGCAAAAAATACAGTTAATGCTGCAACGTTAGCTAAATTAGCTTGTAGTTTAGTTTCAAATTTTACACCTTCATCTGGTAAACTAATAGATATAGGACCCGATGCAACACTTGCTGCTGTAGTAATACTAAATATAGTTACATTATTATCAGCGAATGTAACTGTTCCAGCATTTGCAGTTGGAGTTGCAATAAAAGCCTTTAATCTAGTAGGTCCACCAAATAAATCAACATTTGATCCATTAGTTGTTGTACTATTTGCTTTTACATCTGAACCTGACATTTTGTCTCCTTATACTAAGTTAAATTTTCTTAATTGTTCATATAGTAACTCAATTCTGTCTTTTTCGCTACTAGGTTTTTCAATAACACTTGATAAATAAGATTTACCTATAGTGTTAGTAAAATCTATTGGTTTAGGATTTAATGAATCTAAAGATAAATCTAATCGTCCTTCTCCTAATTTTTTTACATTACTTCCACTGTCACTACTAAATTTATCTATCACTTTTGAAATATCTCTTAATCTTTTATCTAAATCATCTTCTTCTTTTTTAGCTTGTTTTTCAATTTCTTCTTCAACATTAATGGATTTAGTAATTAGTGAATCGTCTCTTTGAGCTAAAATTTTTTCTTCATCAGATAATCCTTTTTCATATTCTTCTTTTACTTTTTTATATTCTTCTATTTTTTCATCAGTAGATTTTCCAAAATTTTTTAAAGCATCACCTGCTTCTTTAAGAAAATCTAAATTAAAAATCATTTTTTTAGTGAGGGCCCGAAGGCCCTCTATAAATTATGTTACGTTATTATTTTGTACATATTGAACAGTTACAATAGCTTCGCCTGTTGTACCGTCACCATCTGTAC